CAAAAGCTTTGCCCAAAGCATCTCCTCTGGTATCTTGGTATCCTACAGTTCCACTAGCCATTTTTTTGTTTCTGTTGTTGTGCTTTTCTTGCTGCTTTCACTTGTTCCATATATTGCATTACAAGAGTTATATAAACTTGCCTTTCCCAAGGCATCATATTCTCAAGTTCACTCAAGCTATATTTATGATGATGCATCAAAGCAAAGTTGGTTTTATAATATCCCTCCAACGATGTATGAAAGAGGGCTATCCGAAAAAATTCTGTAGCCCGTTGATTGTAAACTCAGATTCTACACCAGTATTAGGATTTTTAACCTTAAAACTATGCTCTACTCTAGGACATGTCTCAAAGAATTTCTGTAATGCACCAAATTGCTTTGTAGTCATTCCATCCACAAATTCCTTAAATTCCTGATGACTAGTAGTAGAAGAATCAAAAACTTCTTCTCCATCATAGATTTGATCTATACAAGATGCTATAACTTCAGTTATAGTGTCTTGTTCTGGTGCTTGTCCAATTATAGACCCTGAAATAAACTGGTTATATCCAGGATATTTCATAATAAGACCCATAGTATCAGTAAGTTCAACTTTCTTACTATGACCTTCTGGTCTTATAACTCCAACATTATTCAAATCTAATTTATAAGATACCTTAGTCTCATTATCATCTTTACATGTTAATACTAAGTCTACTACCTCTCCAACAGAAACAGCACGAATATTTAGAAAAATTAGCTCTAAGTCAAATAGAGTTAATTCATCTATCTTTATTCTCGTCTGTATACAAGATTTTAATAAATTTCTAACAGCAGATTCTATCTGCTTATCATCTCCAGAATCCAAAGCCAGTAAAAGCAATTTCTCCTCTTTTACTACAAATGGACGATATTTAATCTTTTTGCCTGTAGATGGTACTACCAACTCATATGTCGGTAAAACCGTTTTTGGTAATGCCATAAAATGTAATTCAAATCGTATATTTATTTAGCTCGACTTTTTGAGGCAATTTTTTGCCGAGTAAATTTTCCCCGATTCATGGAATTGAAAAGTCGAATTTGCTGGCTATGACGCAAATCCAGCAAGTTGTGTGATGTCGTTGTTGACCGTGTAATGACGCATGTATGCAAATTGTGCAGTGACAGAAGCAATTTGAGTTGATCCAAACTGCATTGGTACAGCATCAATTGCATATGGGTAAGCTTTCTCTAAAATATATGTTATTGCAGATCTTGGTCTTTGACTTCTTGCTAATTCTGCCTTACTAATCGCAATATCACACATATAATAATCTGGGTAATTTAGTCTAACTGTTCTATTCTTGCGTTTATATGAACCATAAGCAGCCTCCATAGGTTGATTTTTAGTGTTAAATGACATACCATCATATGATCCGTTAAAGATATAATCATTCCAAGCATTTAAAAACTTCAACATACCTAAATTAGCATCAAGTTGAAATCCTAACTGAATTTCCGTAAACACACGAGTATGTGCATATGGAACTGATCCAGAACCAACATACATTCCATTAATATTACCTTGAGCAGTGTTAATGTTTGGCAACTGTGCTTCACTACACATATGCTCTGTCATTACATCCAAATCTGGAATCTTAACAGGAGGATTTAAAAACTTAACTTTAAAGTTGTTTGTAGTTGCCATACCGCCATTCTTGGCGATAAGTTCAATAAAATTCTTTACGGACACCCTAAATACCTATATTGGTACAATTATATTTATGGCATACTCTGGATTGTATAAACCCATACATCCCAGAAAGTATCGTGGCAATCCAACTAGGATAGTTTATAGATCATTATGGGAACGTAAATTCATGGTGTATTGTGATAATACACCAGGTATTTTAGAGTGGGGAAGTGAAGAAGTTATAATACCATATCGTGCTCCCGATGGGAGAGTGAGAAGATATTATCCAGACTTTTACATAAAAGTTCGTGAGAAGTCAGGACAAATATCAAAATATATTATTGAAATTAAACCTAAGAAACAAACAAAACCCCCTTATGGTAAAGATAAGAGAACTGCTGCATATAAGAAAGCTGTTCTGACGTTTGCAAAAAACCGTGCTAAATGGGATGCTGCTCAGAACTTCTGTGAAGACAGGCAGATGAAATTTTTAATACTCACAGAGGATCATTTAGCGGTATGAGAAAATGGCAAAAGGATTTGGAGAAGTACAAACAGTTAACCCTACAAACAAGTCAGGGCAAAACACACTGTTTGAAAAAATAAACGTTGCTGCTGGAGGAGAGAAGAAACCTCTTTCATGGTACAGAACAACAGTAAAAAGAATAGCAACTGGATATAATAAGAATTTTGAAAAGTATATTAGAGACGAGAAGAAAGATAGAGGTGAAGCATCCGAAGATCAAGACCAAAATGAACTAAGACGGTATGTTATACAAGGTCACATGTATATGTTTGAGTACGAAGCGAAGAGCAAGTATCTTCCTTACTACGACAAATTTCCACTTGTATATGTTATTAAGTCTAGTAAGAGTGAATTCTGGGGTCTCAACTTACATTACATACCATTAAAGAAAAGAATAGCAGCAACAAATAAACTAATGAGTGATAGAATTGACATGCCTAAGAGGTGTCTACATAAATATCTACATAGTCATGTGCAAGGACTTTATCTTGACCTTGCGAAATCGGAATGGGATACTGCTATCCTATTACCTACTGATCACTTTGTTAAGTCAGCCCAAAAAGCAGAATTTGATATTGCTAGGGAAGATGTGTGGAAAGATACCAATGATGCTTTCTATGATAAATTTAAAGCAGCAAGAGTCGTAAAAGGATACGGCACTGTACAAAGTAGAGAAATGGCACAATGACAGACCCATATGAAGGATTAAACATTCCAACAATTACACCTGATAATCGTAACTGGTTTCAAAGAAGACAAGATGCTACTAGAACCTGGATGTATGATTGGAAAGAAAATCTAGGCGATAGATATGAAGAGGGTAAGAGGATCCGAGCAGAAAACAGAGAAGAAGCAAAACTGGAAGCATTACAGAAAGCACAAGCAGCAGCACTGAAACCAGTTGGTCCTAGTTCTCAAGGATCAATAAGATATCCTGCTGATACTATTGAATCAGAATCTGATTATGTACTCTTTAACTTTTATAGATACACTCCTCCATTTAAAACTGGTGGATCAAATACTACCAAATTAGGTGGAAACTTTCAGTTCAATTGGGGAGGTGGAGGTCAGGAAGAAAAAATAGCAGAACTTGCTGCTGCCGAAAACTCTAATACAACCCCACAACAATTACTGAATCAATATAATAAATCTGCTATGTATTCTAGGGAAGAAGTATTAAGTCCCATAATGTTATACATGCCAGAAGATGTATCAACTTCTTTCAAAGCAAACTGGACTGGTAAAGCATTTAGTAACCTAGCAAGAGATGCTATGCAAGCAGCATCTGCTCAAGGTTGGGGTAAACTAACAGCTGCTGGTGATACGTTAAACAATGCTGTTAGAAATGCTGTACCATTAACAGGAGCAGCTGCAATAAGAACAGCAACACAAAAAATTACTGGAGATAGTTTATCAAACGATGATGTTTTTGGAGCAATCAGTGGAGTTATCTTAAATCCAAATGCAGAAATGTTATTTGGTGGTATGGAATTTAGAAACTTCTCTTTAAATTATAAAATGGTTCCACGTAATCCAACAGAAGCAAGAAACATAAAAAATATTATAAAGACATTCAAGACAGCAATGTTACCATCCCATAGTACTGCTGGTAATGCTAAGATATTTGGTACTGATACATCTATGGTATTTGATGAGAAAGCAGGATGGGACTTTACAGGATTCCTTAGTGCAATGAGGAATAATATGAACAGCATAGATAATGCATTCATTGCTGTTCCTAATCTATGTCTTGTAAGTTTTATGAGTGGTAGTGGTTTGAATCAAAATGTACCACAGTATAAGATGTGTGCTATAACTAATGTAGATGCTAACTACACACCAGATGGTACATGGGCTACTTATGATGATGGAACACCAGTTGCTACAACATTAAATATATCATTCCAAGAAACAAAACTTATATTTGCAGAGGAAGTTGCAGGAGGAACATTCTAATCATGTACTTCACAAATCTACCAAACATAAGATACAACGACAAACCTATCAGTTATCCTTACTCAGATGCTGATAAAGTTATCGTAAAAAATCTTTTCAGAAGATATAAAATAGATGATAACTTGTTCTCTTATGGTGTTTTCTTTAAGAAATATACTATAAAAGATGGAGATAGACCTGATACATTAGCTAACCAAGCATACGGTGATCCATTTTTTGATTGGGTAATATTACTAACAAATAATATGGTCAACGTACAATATGATTGGCCAATGACTAACTATGAAATCTATAAAACATTAGAGAGTGAGTATGATGATCCATATAATGAGATACATCACTACGAAATCTTAGAAGATTATGATAGGTATAAGAAAGGTACTTGGGTAGACAAAAACTTTTATGATTCTACACATAAGTTCTACAATAAAGATACTGGTACTTATATAAACAAAGCAGGTAATACTATAGCAACATCAATTCCTGTTGCAGAACACTTTACGAAAGAGAATTTAAAGAAGAGAGAAATATACTTATTAAAACCTAGATACTTCAACAAATTTGTAGAAGACTTTAAAAAGCAGAACAAGTATAAGAAATCATCTAATTATATTTCAACTACACTAAAGAGTACTAGCTAGACTTTTTGGGCAAAAAAATACCCCGAAAATTTTTCGGGGTTTTAAGGAACTGATTAACAGTTTTTGCTGAGGTCTTCTGCCATGCTCCCACCAATTTCTGCACCTTGATCCATTCCGATCATCGTAGCTGCACCAGCAAGAACCCAACCGACATAAGGAATAGAGGCGACACCAGTAGTAGCAACAGCACCACCGAGGCTACCCCCAACGATTCTTCCTGTTCCTTCTCCTGATCCGATTGCTTTGATACATGCTTCTGATTTACCAGATTCGATTGGGTTGTGAAACTTTGCCTGATCACGGAGTTTTGAATCAACAGGTACTTCTTTAACGACACTTTTAGTTTCGTTAGCGAATCCCAGAAAGCCACCTTTCTCCTTCACCTCCTCAGTTATCACAACAGTCTTAGGATCATTTGCTCTGTATTCTATTTCATATCCATCCATTGAAACCTTTGCCTTGTAAGAAGTGTACTCACTTACAGGTAGATTTAATGATGGCATTTTACTGGGACGATTGGATAACATACCAATCATACCAATATGGGACACCCCTAAGAGTGTCCCTAAACTTATACT